CTGCAGTTTCTGCTGGCGCAAAAAGATTTAATAATGATGAGGTTTACGGCGCGGTCACAACGGGTATCGGATTTGAAACAGCTGCAGGAAATCCACCGCCACCTTCATCAGGTGAAATAGATGGCGTAACACCATGGAATGATGGGAATGGAGACTCGAGAATCAAATTCGGAGGTGGCCCTATAGGTGATGGACCCGAATCTTGGTACCGTATGTCAGTAGAAGCAAAAGTCGGTTTAATGAGATTACAGCAAAAGTTCGGTAAACAATTAACAGTAACAAGCGCGTATCGAAGTACAGAAAAGCAAGCAAGATTATTTGCTGAAGCTGTTCAAAAATATGGAAGTGAAGCTGCAGCGAGAAAGAAAGTAGCACCGCCCGGTTCTTCTAAACACGAAGGCGGCACTGCGCTTGATATTTCTTGGGCAGGATTTCCGAGTGGAAAATCAGAATTTATACAGTTCGCACGAGAAGCAGGCTTTAAAGGTTTCGGTATAAGTTATAGTAACTTCATCCACATAGATTTAGGTCCAGAAAGGCAATGGTAAATGGTAATATTACCTCAAACTAGAATTACGCCAAGAACAAGAAAAGTAGAAACCGTGTACGCAGACTTTCATAAAGATCTGACTATGAACCCATTTTCTAATGATCTTGCGTTAAAAACAGATGAAGAGGCGATAAAAGAGTCTCTTAAGAATATCATTTTAATGGATAAAGGTGAAAAATTGTTTCAACCAGGATTTGGTGGAAACATTCGTGCAATGCTGTTCGAATTAAATAGTCCTGCTACTATAAAATTAATTCAAGAACAAATTAAAAGTACCATAAATAACTATGAACCGAGAGTACAATTGATCGATGTTGAAGTATACAGTTTGATTGATGATAATAGAGTTGCGATAAAGATAATTTATGCTCTTAGAAATAGAGAAGAACCAGTCCAAGTAGAATTTATATTGGAAAGAGTAAGATAAATGGCAAAGACACCGATAACTGAACTTGACTTTTTTGCAATTAAAGAGCAATTCAAAACTTATTTGAGATCTCAATCAACTTTCAAAGATTACAACTTTGAAGGATCTAATATGTCCATACTCTTGGATGTATTAGCGTATAACACGTTTCAGAATAATTTTTATACTAACATGGCAATATCAGAAATGTTTCTTGATACTGCTCAATTGAAAAATTCGATTGTGTCTCACGCAAAAGAACTAAACTATCTACCTAAATCTTCCACTTCTGCAAAAGCGGTTGTGAGAGTTACATTTACAGATACAAATGGTCCTTCTACTATAACAATACCGAAAGGTACAAAATTTACATCTTCGATAGGTGGTTCTTCATTTAATTTTATCACGGCACAGAATTATCTTGCAAGAAAAACAAGTATTTCTGCTAATGGTCTTACTGCTACTTATGTTGCAGATCAGGTTGAAATTTTTGAAGGTGAAATTTTTACTAACTTTGATACAGAAGGTTATTTCGTGGAAGACTCTGCATTTAAATGCATTCTATCAAGCGAAAATGTCGACATCACATCCGTGTCCGTTGCTACAGACGAAGATGATACTCAATTCATCTACAAGACTGATATTTTCGGCGTAGAATCTACAGATCTTGTATTTTATATTGAACCTTATTTTGATGATAGATATGCTGTAGTATTTGGAAGAAACGTATTCGGGCTTCAGCCAGATCCTAATTCACAGATAAAAATAGAATACCGTGTATGTAATGAAGATGAGGCGAATGGTGCTTCCAGATTTGCAACCACATTTAAAACTGGAGCAAGAGTAGAAACGATACAAGCAGCGTCTGGCGGGGCCAAGAAAGAATCACTTGAGAATATTCGTTTCTTTGCGCCAAGATCAATTCAAATTCAAGAGAGAGCTGTCACTGCAAGAGATTATGAAATTCTTCTAAAACAAAAATTCAATCAAATAAGCGCCGTATCAGTATATGGTGGTGAAGAATTAGAACCACCGCAATTTGGTAAAGTAGCAGTTTCAGTTGTATTGGAAGGAAGTAATGATCTTTCTGATAGTAGAAAGAACGAGTTTAGACGTTATCTAATAGATAAAACTCCTCTCACTATTGAACCGATATTTGTAAATCCTGAGTTTATGTATGTAGATATTGGAATTAACGCATATTATTCTTATAAGCAAACAAATAAAAGTGAGGCAGAATTAGAAAGTCTCATAAGAACGGCAATAATAGATTATAATGATGTAAATCTAGACGCGTTTGGTGCTACTCTCAGAACTTCTAAATTAATTGCGGCAATAGATAATACCGATGATGCAATTTTAAGTAATAGTTTGACTTTAAAAGCTATTATTGAATATTCTCCGCCATTGCTATTACCTCAAAACCCAACATTTAAATTTGGTTCGGCACTCATTAAACCATATCCATTTGTAAATTCGACTGGATTTACGGATTATACACCATCAATTACTAGTTCAGTTTTTTCATATAATGGTGTATGTGCGCTGATTCAAGATAATGGCTCCGGAATTATACAGATAATAAGCAGTGATATTATTAATACTAGAATTTTAAATGCATCTGCCGGAACGGTAGATTATAATACAGGTATTGTCCGTTTAGTTAATTTTACAACTGATGGGTATGCAGGTTCGTCTATTAAGATATTTGCAAAGAAAAAAGAAACAGATATTATTGCACCTAAAAATAGATTATTGCAATTAAGAGATAGTGATGTAAGAATTACATTTACAGAGGTTTCCTCATAATGAACATCGAAAAATTTATATCTTATCAAATAGAAAAACAGTTTCCGTCTATTTTTAGAGAAGATGGAGTTGAACTTGTAGAATTTATGAAGTACTATTATAAATTCTTAGAGGAAAGCTCTAATCAAAGTATCTATAATAATAGAAGATTATTTGAATATCGAGATATAGATAATACACTTGAAAGTATGATTATATTCTTCAAGAACAAATACATGAAGGATCTTCCACTTGATGGTGATAATACTAGATTTGCTGTAAAAAATATTCTTGATTTATACAGAAGAAGAGGCACGCCTGAAGGCGTGGAATTATTCTTTAGACTCTTTTATAATGAAACAGTAGATATTTACTACCCCTCTGAAGCAATATTAAAACCTTCGTCTTCCAGCTGGAATAATGGTATCTTTTTACAGTTATATCCGAGAGAAATTGCAGACTTAAAAGACCTTACAGGTAGAGAAATATATGGATCAATATCTAAGGCTGAAGGTGTTGTTGATAGAATACTTTTCACGCTCGTCAACAACGTTTTAACTCCAATTCTATTTTTAGGAAGTGTGAGAGGTACTTTTATTGGTTTTGATGACATCTATACAATAATAAACGGTGAAATTGCTAACTTTGGAAGGGTGTATGGTTCATTAGATTCAATAACGATAGATTCAAATGATCCAAGAGCTACCACAGGTAATAATATCGGTGACTTAGTATCAGTTGCATATCCCGGTGCTCGAGGTGGTAAAGCAATTGTTACAGAAGTTTCACAGACTATATCTGGTGAAATAGAGTATTTTATAGATGAATCGGGCTTCGGTTATACAGAAGAAAATACACTATTACTTGTTTCAAATCAAATTATATTTTCTGATGATCTATTTGAAAAATTACAAGTTCTCGAAACACTTCAAGATCAAGATGGTAATCGTGGCATTGTAATAGGTGGAAATGAAAATTTAGTCGGCGTGCGAATGGAAGAAGGATTTGAATTTTCTTCTAATTCTATTATTACCACCACTAGATCTTCTAATAATGATATTGTATTAGTTGATGATGAAATTATAACCAGTAACACCAATTTGGTAATCATAAATAAAGATGCTAATAACTATTTTAGCGACAGTGAAATAATATATTACGAATCTATTGTACCAAAAAATGAATCTTCACCAGGTCCATTATACCCTGAAGTAGCAAATACATCAATACTTTCGGTAAAATTGGAAGAATTAGATAATCAAGAAACTGTATCACTTATAACTGACATAATTAGTAATTTCCTCGATGTTCAACTCGATTCGGTAGACTTTAATGATCCTCCAGCACTGGTTCCGATGAGTGGTATCGCGAATCCAGTTACAATAAATACAAGAATAGACGAAGCCTTTGATCTTGAGCCATTCACAATAGGTTCAATAAAACGTTTTGTAAATGTAAAACCTGGTTCCTCGTATGTTAATAGAGTATTTGCTGTTGCCCTAGATCCAGTTATGGTTAATTTTGATATATACAATCAAATAATTACACTTGACAATATATCTACAACATTTGAAGTAGGAAGTATTATAACGCAAAATGGCATATCCGGTAAAATTTTAAGAATTACGGGAAATACATTGTTTGTTCTGCCTTATTCTTATTACGGGTTTGCAAATGGACCTATCACATTCAACGGCGTTAGTTATAATCCAATTAGTATAAGCAGAGATTATAGTTCTAAAAAACTAGGGTTTAATGCAGATATTAATGCAGTGACTCAATTTGCGGTAGGAAAAATCTTAAAAGTTGATGTTACAAATTCTGGTTATGGATATTCAGATAATCGTGAAGTAACTATAACAGATAATTTTGGAAACATATTAGCTGTTGGTATTACAGATGCAAGAGGTCAAGGAATAATTGAAGGCAGATGGTCGTCTAAAGAATCTCATCTAAATTATCAAGATGGAAAAGTGCTGCAGGATAGTGATTACTATCAAGAATATTCTTATAGGATATCTTCTAAAACGGATATAAATACCTATAAAAATACACTCACTGAAATATCGCATCTGGCTGGAACTAAGATGTTTGGCCAATTTGTTCTTAAAGATGAAGTCAAAGTAAATTCTAGTGCTAGAATTTCTATAATAAGAAACGCTTGAGGAAAAAATGTCAATCATAACACATAAATTTAGAACAAATAATACAAATAATTTTAAAGAAGATTTTGATCTTTCTAATTATTACGTTTTTGTTTCCTCTGTCAATCCATCAACGACAATAAATTCAGAATTTTCTAAAAATGAATTTTTAGAAAATTCTCTATTCGGTAAAAAAGTTGATCCTAACGAAGTGTTCTTTATGATTGATAATACTAGATGGCAATACGATACAGTGTATGATCAATACGACGATAAAGTGGATTTAGTAGATAAAAAGTTTTATGCTATAGTATATCCTTCGGATAATGGCACCGGAGATTATAGAGTTTATAAGTGTTTGTATAACAATCACGGTGCAAAATCTGTCAACGCACCTAATTTTAATGTTGATACAGATGATCAAATTTATAGAATGGGTGATGGTTACGTGTGGAAACACATGTACGCAATATCCGAACTCGATTTTAGAAAATACGCAGCACTAAGATATGCTCCAATAATGTATAAATCTTCTATTATTACTAATGTAATTGGAACAGGAAATTTTGTCACATTCTTTGCTACAAATGATTTTGCGGCGGGTATGGTAGCATCTGTCCGCGATGTAGAACCAATTCAATATAATATTACAGATAGAACGATAGTTACAGCAAATTCATCCACGTTTACTGTTGGCGGAAATGAAACTGGCACATATATAGCATCTAGCGGCGTGTGCTACATAAAAAATAGTCCAGTTAATGGAAAATCTATAGATCACATTGAAGTAGAAAATTATGATGTAAATAAAGGTTATGAATTTCGCGAAGGTGAAATCGGCATAGTGGAAACAAATCAGATCTCTATTACTTCAACAAATGGCAACTTGTCAGAATTAGGAAATTATTACGCCGGCCAAAATTTTTATGTCATAGATCCCAATAACGAAGCAAGAATCTATACTATAGATACTTATAGATACGTGTCACCGAATAAAGGAATAATCACACTATTAGACAAAGATAATTTCATAGAAGAAGATTTTAATTTTGAAATCTTTCCTAGAATAGAAATAAAGGGTGATGGATCTGGAGCCGTAGCAATACCTAAAATCAATAGTTTAGGAACAATAGAAAGTACTATTATATTAAATAAGGGAAGCGGATATACGAGAGCTACAGCTCGAATAGTAACTCCTTTATATGGATTTGATACATCTAGTGAATTTGCAGCAGACGTAGAAGCAACATTAAGACCAGTTCTTTCCCCTGAAAACGGACATGGTTATGATTTTGAAAAAGAGTTATTATCTAGAAGAGTAATTGTATACGCGCAATTGACAAATACTGATAATTTATCTATCCCATCTACTAATCAATATACAAAAATAGGATTAGTAAAGGATCCAGAATTTATTTCTAATACTGATTTGTTTGATAATAGAATCGAATTAACTTTAAGCTCAAACATTCTAACAGTTGGTGAAATTGTTACACAAACTTTAAATGGTGAGATTACATTCTCTGCCGAGGTACATGAAACTTCAAGTGCAAATACAGTTTATCTATGTAATTATCACGGGCCATATAAAACATCTGGTGTAGGGCTTGATGCTGCGGGCTATATATATGATGATAT